CATATTGTTCAGTTGTGCCAATATCAATAATTTTTTTAATAGCAATTGGATCTTTTTGTTGTTTGCTTTTAGTTGCTGTTAATGTATATACTTTTAGTTTATTTGGATTAATATTAATTGATACATCATATCCAATAGATTTACATAATAAATACAAACCATGAGCTCCAATTTTACTATCTATATCAAAAGTATGACATTCAGTATCTATGTTAATAGCTACACTTGCGCAATATCCTTTATAAAATTCTTCTTTAATTATTTTAGAAGAGTTTAATATTTCAATAGAAATTTGTTTATTTTTATTTTTATTTTTATCATAAAACATATTTCTATATTTTTCATAAATCGCACTATTACATAAATCATCTGCCCAAAATAAACCCATAATATATGCTTCTTCTTTTGTAATATTAAAATCATGTTCTGTTTCATAAGTATCTGGAAAACTATGTAATAATTTATCACCAATATTGCAAGCAGAAGGAGTTATTTCATTATTATTAGAATCAATTAATGAATGATCTTCAGTAACATCAACAACACCTGTATGTGTTAATACTCTATATATTTTTTTTGTTACTTTATGTCTAATAATTTCTTTAATATTAGTCCATCCATTATCTGACCATATTTGGAATTCACAATTAGCTACTTCCTTATCATTACGTTTAGTCCATACATTTGATAAATCATCAATTGTTTTAATTTCTAAAAATCCAACTGTATTTTTTAGTAATAATGGTGTATCGCCAGTAACTGAATCTTGATCGGTAAGCATCAATACATGACCATATCTAAGAGTATTAAATTTATCTTCTGTAGAATAGTCTTCGCCTTGTTTTAATCCTAAAATTAATTTAATATTTTTAATTTCTTCATTTGCAAGTAGTTGTGCAGCTCCTGCTTCTCGTACATTTAGTAATTTTCCTTTCAATGGGAAAACACCATAATAATCTCTACCTATAACACCTAAACCGGCCATTGCAGTAGCTTTAGCTGAATCTCCTTCTGTAAGAATTAATGTACACTTGTCAGAGTCTTTGGAACCTGCTTTATTAGCATCTTCTAATTTAGGAATTCCAGAAATTTTAACTTGTTTTTTCCCATCTGTTTTTTTAAGTCCCGCATTTTCTTTAAATTTAGCAAGATTAATAACTTGTTCTACAATTCCACATTTAGCAAGTTTCTTTAAAAATGGCACTGATGGTTCATATTTTGAACCAAATTTATCTGCTTTACTCATTAATGTATCTTTTGTTTGAGAACTAAAAGTTGGATTAATAATAACTGAATTAATAAAAAAGACTAAATTTTCTTTCAATATTGATGGTGTGATTTTAATATCTTTATCTTTCTTTTTAATATAATCATTAATTAATACTTTGATTATATTATCCATTACATGATTGCAATGTGTTCCGCCTCTAAATGTATTAATTCCATTAACAAAGCTAATAACATCTCCTCCGGCATCAGGTTTATAAATAACACCAACTTGCCATCTTTCATTAATATCATAATATAATTCACATTGTTTTGGTGGATAATATAATTCAATATAAGATTTAAAATTATTGGATTCTATCTTTGTATCATTAAAATATACTTTTAATTTATTATTACTAGTTCCGCTAATATCAATTGTTCTACAATAGAATAATGCTTCATGACCTTTGTCAAGTTTTTTCATATTAAATTTTTTAAAGTCTGGATAGAATGTTATTTTAACAGAACTTTTAGTTTTAGCAGGTAATTTTGTAATAGATGGTTTATCAATTTGAAACATGTTATTAGACCATTCTTGTTTATAACGTTTGCCTCTTTTAGCATCATCTATTTCTACAACAAACTTTGTTGAAAATATATTTGCGCATTTACTTCCATATCCATTTCTGCCTCCGGTTGTTCGCGCCTCACTATCATCATAATTTGAACTAGTTAATAATTCACCGAATATCATTGTTGGAACAAGTATTTTATGTATAGGATGTTCTTCAACAGGAATACCAATATCTCCATTATTATAAACACTTATATATCCTTCATCCATATTATAATTAACTTTAATTGTATCACATGTTGGATCATTTTCAGATGCATCGCGTGCATTGACTAATAATTCATCAAATACTTTTCTAAAACCAGGTGTATATGTAATAGTATCTTTAATGATTTTAGGACACTCTTCATTTTCTATAGATTCTTGATTATATACCCACATAAGTTCGGTGGTTTGTTCAATATCGCCAATATAAGTATCCGGTCGAAGTAATATATGCTCAACTTGTCCAATTTTATTATATTTTTCAGCATCAGATTTTTTTGTTGTCATAATTGTTATAGTTGTTATAGTTGATAATTATATTTTTATATATATTTATCAATTTTTTTTATAACCTTATATAGTATGAATTATTTAAGAATCTTTTTACATAAATTATTACATAAAAATAAAAGTTCTACTAACACACTAACAGATGATGAATTAAGTTTTATGATAAAAAATTATATTAAACATAATAAAGTGTATTTATTAGAATACAATATAGATTATATTATAAATATGATAATAGATTATCCATTATCATGCATTGTAGTATATAATTTTAATAAATTATATCTAAAGAAAATGAAATTATTACTTACAATAAATGAATGGCGAACACATTATACAAATGATTTATTTTGGAACTTATTATCATATGAAAAATATAATTATTTATTCAAATTAAAAGAAAGATTTAATAGTATTTTTGATTGTGCAAAATGTAAAGAACCGTTTAATTATAAAATAAGTATTCTATTTGCTAATAAAAATACAAATTATGAATATATTATATCACAAGTTATTGAAAGATTAATGTGTATATTAGATATATTTAATCAGGATATTTTTGTGTCATTACAAATACCATTAATAAAAGTTAAAGATTTTTATGACTTACCACATAATATATAATACAATATATGATTATAATTTATAAAAAAATTACAAAATTAATAAATACTTTAATAAAATTATTTAATTTATATAATTTAACATGTATCCAATTTAATACTTTAATAAATTATATTCCAATATCAAAATTATTATGCATGAATAATATATACTATATTAATTAAATAATAATTTACCTTGCCCATGTGTTACAACAAATAAATCATATACTTTACCAATCATTTTTAATATTAATGTATTTTTAATATTAATTGTATTAGTTGAAGTGAAAAGTGTTTTTAATTGTGTTAAATATTCTTTTTGCCAAACTGAATTAAGCACTATATTATATTGTTTGCCTTTGATATATCTAAAATTACATGTTCCAGATGGTTGTGTTTCTTCTGGATATAAACAAAATGAATGATAATAAAGACCTTTGGGTAATGTATTATTTAGTAATTTATAAGATAAAACATATGTATAATAATTATCATCTACATTTGTTAATAATACATCTAATTGATTTAATATAAATTTTTGATTAATTAATATATTTTTATTATTATAATTATTTATATCAAATTTAAATTCATAATTTTGTCCAAATGGCGAATATCCATCAATAAATAAATTAGGTTGAATATACCATATTAATTCTTTACATGGATTATTAAAAGATAATTCACAATCAAAAGAATTAGTATTTTTAATTGTAAATGTATCTGAAACAAAACGTTCAACAATATATTCTAGTTTCCCACTAGCAAATTGTGTTCTTTCAATATCATCTAAAAATACAGCTTCACAAATTAATTTAATATCAGGGACTTCAATACTACTACTATATAAATTATAATTAATGTAAGGATAATAAGACATTATTTTATATATAAAATCTTTGTATATTGGATCAGTTATAGTCATTAGAAAATGAAACCATTGGTCTTTATTCATAGTATAATTAACACCTTCTGTTAAACTACCAGTGCCGCTATATGATCCATTTGTTTTTAATATTAATGTTCGTTGTGATTCACTTAATTCTGGAAATTTTAATAGTAATAATTCATTATTAATTATATTACATACATAACTAATTGATTTATTATTTATATTAATAGAATGAGAACTGTATTTTAAATTTGTATTTAATGTAAAATTAATAACATTAGATACTGTTACATTTATTACATCTAAATAATTTTTATCATAATTTTCAAAACATAATATTTTAGAAATATTACTTAGTTTAGTATTTATTATAACAGTTGAATATTGCATTGCTACAAGTGGTAAGCTCGCACCAGGATTTTTATTAAACCAAAATATTAAAGGAACTAAAATTTTTCTATTTCCTTTAATATTATTATTATATGTTATCATTTCTGGAGTATGCCCTATCATAGTTAAATAATTAGACATTTGATCAGGTTTAACATTGTGCATTTGTTGAATGTGTAAAATATCTTTTGTATATTTATCAAATTCAGTGCCACCAATTTCTAATTTAACATATTCAAAAAAACTATGACCTAAATATTCTGCAAAATTAAAATTAATTTGATTAGGTTGTATTATAGCATCAATTTTAGTTTGTGTGTCATTTATTAAATTATTATAATAATTTAAATAATAAACCATTTGATCATAATAAATATTAATTTTAGTTAAAATTTCTGTTTTTGATATAAATTTTGTAGAATCATAAATTTTATCATTTGTAATTAATAATGTTAATTTAGAAATATAATTAGATATATTAATTTCATTTAATATTACTTCATCAACTTTAGTTTTATATAAATCTTTTGTTAATTTATTTTTATAATTAAATGATGCAACTTGGTCTTTTAAAATTGTTAAAGTAATATTTTCTGTTTGTAAAATATTATATAAAATTCTATATAAATTACTTTCAACATCTACAAAACCTTTTAAATTATCATATAATGTTTTATATGTATTGTATTGTGTTGTTAAATTAGATATAATTGTTTTATTCCTTTCTATATAATTAGTATTAGTAATGTATTTATCAGAGAAACTATATGACGGTAATGTTATTTCAAAATAACATCTATGTATTGCATCGCCTTGATTTAAAATAAATGATAATTCACCATTAAAATTAATTGTTTGTTCTGGTATAATTTCAATTAATTCTGTCGAAAAATTAGTATGTCTTTTATATACTTTTTTAAAAAAAGTAATTTCTGGATTAATTGTTAAATAAATATCTTGTTTTCCAGATATTACCATTTGTATAATTCCTCCAGTCATTTTATATTAATATTTATAAATAATACTTTTGTTTTAAATTAATATAATAAATTATTATATTAATTTAATATATTTGAATATTTTTAATTATATTTATTAATTATACTTTGTATCATTGATTAATAAATGTATAGGGGCAATTAACTGAAATCCCACCCTGTTGTGCAAATTTTTCCATAGGAACAACTAACTGTTTTGTTAATAAATGGAAAACAGTGAAACCAGCTAATGTTGCACCAAGGTCATACATATCATTGAGAGGGAATGCTTTAGTCATAACATAAGTAGATAATAAAGCACCGGCAGATACTTTAATAATATCATTTACTAGAGGCTGCTGTTTATTGGACACTGTTGGTACATACTGTTTAAGCATCATATTGAAGAGTGCATAACCACCAATGATTGCACCATGTTTGGTAAACCACGACTGATCAAAACCATCAATAGGCGCATTTCTCATTAAATCATAAATTATTTTACCACCTGCAAAAATAGTACCGAATTTAACAAGATCATACACAGACGATTCAATTCCTGGGTTTTTAGTATCAAGTTGAGAGTTAATAGTAGCACTTAACTTATTTGTTACTAAACCGTGAAGGGCAACTGCAAGTAATGTAGCAACGGTTGAATTTATCCAGTCATTATCAAAAAGGGTGCGCCCAGGGAATAATTGATAAGAAACAATGTGTGATACTGTTAGGACAGTTATGAAAAGTGTTAAATCAACTTTAGTGATTTGTATATCGGTAGGAGATGTCATTAAATATATATAGAAAAAAACTAAATATTTTTAAATTAAATAATTTTAAATAAAATTTTTATAGTAATTTATAAATTTTATAGTAATTTATAAAGTGAGTTTATAAAAATATAAGAATATCTATAAATATTAATATGAAATTTTTTGACTACAAATTTATCATTTTACTAGGACTAACAATAGTAGTATATTTTATTTATAGAGAAATTGAATATTTACGAATAAAAATTAATAGAATAGAAAAAGATATTATTAATATACACGATTCTACTAATAAATCTCATATATTAGCACAACTCCCTAATAAAATAGCAAGAGTTAAACCAATAATAACTGAACCTTGCACTACTTTACAATGCAATGAACCTGATATATCAATTGAAGAAGCTGAATATACAGCACCTGATAAGCTAACTTGCACTGTAAAACAGTGCAATGAATCTGTAGAACATATAATTGATGATTTATCTAAAATAAAATTAAATATAATTAGTGATTTATATCCAATAATAAATACATGTAATTATACTCAAAAAATAAATAATTTAATTATAATAGATGAAGATAATTCAGAACATTGTGATTATTCTACTAATATAGATTCGCCTTGTCATTTAGCGATTTATTCAAATGAAAATGATTCTTGTGAAAATACACAAGATGAAAAACAAATAGATAATACTAATACATTATTAGAAAGTATCTCTGGTGATACTAATACATTATTAGAAAGTATCCCCAATAATACTAATACATTATTAGAAAGTATCCCTGGTGATACTAATACATTATTAGAAAGTATCCCTGGTAATACTAATACATTATTAGAAAGTATCCCTGGTAATACTAATACATTATTAGAAAGTATCCCTGGTAATACTAATACATTATTAGAAAATTTAGATAAACATAAATTATATGAAATAAAAAAAATAGCAGAAGATAATAAAATACATATAAATAAAAAAATAAATGGTGTTTATAAACCAAAAACAAAAAATGAATTAATTATGGAAATTATTGAATTAAAAAATATCTAATTATATATATATAATAATGGATAATCGTTATTTTAATTACAAATGCCCGCCACTTATGCAAGATGGAAGATTTATAACTAATTATTTAGATAATAGTATTTTTGAACAATATATTCGTAATGTTAATAATATTAATTCTGCTCAAGATTATAAACGATTTTTACAAGATAATGGTAATACTATTATTAATCGCGAACGCGCATATTTAGAAAGTATTAATACATGTGCTGTACATGGTAAATGTTTATCTATTACTGATAAAATAAGTAATTGTGGATGTGGGAATAATAAAATATAAAATATTTTAATTTATCTGATAATATTTATTTAATTTAAATTTAAGTTTAAATTTAAATTAAATTATATCATATCTAATAATATGAGTTCAATTGCAAATAAATTAAATAAATTGGATAAACCGCATTTACCACTTCCATTATACGATCTTGGAAGAAAAACAGATATGTTTAATGCAGTTTTATCACTTGATACGCATGAAATATTACAATGTAATCTTATGTATAAGATACCATTTACTATAACGGATGATACTAAAAATTCATTAATTCATATTCTTATTAATAATCCATCTAAATCTTCTGAATTAGCTAAATTAAGTGTTATAAAATTTTTAATAAATAACGGTGTTGACCCAGATAAACCTAATAAATATAATCACACTGCATTACACCTAGCATGTAATCAGCAATTAGAAAAAATAGTTGAATATTTATTAAAAAACCACGCAAACCCAAATTTTAAAGATAATTCAGGATTCACATCATTTCATTATTTATTAAATGGTAGTATTAATCCGGTTCCTCCTACAGAACTTATAGATTTTATACCTTCTACAAATAATGTTAATTTTGATAAAATAGAATTAATAAACAATATGAAAACATATACAATTGAACAGTTAGAACTGTTAAAAGAATTTCCTATTTTTAATACAATACAAGAAACCATAATTGCATTTATAAGTGATGACGCAGAAATTAAAAAAATTATTCAAGAGTTTACAAATGCACAACTTGTTGACTTAAGATTAACAGACTCTATTTATTCAGCAGGAGATACTTTACAATCTGAAAAAATATTTGAAACTAAGATAACGCAAAGAATAAATAACATATTTTTAGTTAAACCTTTGAAAGAGTTAATAATTCATGAAAAAACACCAACTTCATGGGTATTTCCAAAAGGTGCTACTGGGGAATATGCATTTATTAAAGATGGTAATATTAGCAAAAGTATTAAAACAACAATTAAAGAACAATATAATGAACTCATAAAACTTGCACAAAAGTTTACTCCTTATACAATTGATTTAGTAGATGATGATAATATAGATATATATAAAATAATATATTTTGATTTGTATATAAGACACATAAATGAGCAATCAAAACAGCCATATGTGTATAAAACAAAGTTTGGGTGGCAAGAAAATTCAAGCTACTTACACTATCGCATAGAGGACCCTCGCAAACCCCCTGCACCAAATGCTAAAAAAAACAAAAATAAAGACAGATATTCATCATCGCAAATTAAAGACACGTTTATAGAACAAGATGATAAATTACGATATAAAACAGCATTAGATAATGCATCAAGTATTATTAATTTTAAAACACTTAAATATACGGGCGGTCCAAGGGAAATTCGTTTAGGTTATAATAATAATATATATGATAATATTAATATAATACACGCAGAAATATTTGAAATAATTGATAAATTGATAAACGCCGATCAGGACGAATTACTAGATAATATGCTTAAACCAAAAGACAGTAATCCACTAATAAATTATGATAATGATGATGAATTAATAGACTTACATTTGAATATTATTAATGACAATATTAAAGAGTATATAATTTTATCCAAAGATGCTATTAAATATAAATTAACTCCGGGGAACACTAGTATCTCTGTAAATACCAAATTTGGTACAAAATGGTTTCAGCTGTGGAATAATAATAAAGATAATACAGATTTTGATTTAGGTGCATGGATATTTAATATGTGGACAGATTGTAGTTGTAGGGCATCTAGAAGTAATTTAATAGGTTGTGTAAGTTTTAAATTATTAATATTAATAAATAATCTAAATGATACAACTAATATTAAAGCAAGTATATTTAATTCATTAAAACCACATTTAATTAGTCAATATACACAAAATATAAGTGCAACAAATAGCAGTAATTATTCTATTATACTTATTAATATAATAATAATATTATTATATGATTCAGATAATTTTAATGACATAAAAGATATTTTAAATAATAAGACTAAGACTAAGGTGCCTATCAATTACTTACGCATGATGCCAAATATAAATTATATGTATAATTTAATACAAAACTATTTTATACTAGGTGACATCACTGCGCGGGAAGATAAAATTGATCAGTTTATTAAACACCCCAATACAGATGTAAATATAAAAACTTATTATAATACTTATAAAAAAAAATATGATACATTTATAGATATATTATGTAATATGATACTTGATGAATATAAACAAATGAGTAATAAACCATTAAAACAAACTATATTAGATTTTTTATATTTATTAAATAAATATAATATGGAAACTAAGTTAGATGTATTTAAACCAATTAGTATTATTGATAGTTTAACCTATGATGATAATATTCTACAATCCTCAATAGTTAACATAGCACACAGCCCATCACTTGACCTAAAGGAACCGCTTGATACGATTTTAATGCCTAGTCATTATGGATATTTAAATGTTATTAATAGTTTACAAATTGTTAATATCTCATATGGTGCAACTGGCGCTACAGTACCATCTGATCTGATAAAAGACAAATATAATAAAATAATAAAAAGACATTTTATTATTGCACATATTTTAGGTTTATATTATGAAGGCACACTTAATATGATAGATACTAACACGTACATAAACAAATTAAGTAATGTATCTAATACCATCCAATTTATGCCAGGTTTCATAGAAAAGCCCAATCCCTTAGGGTGGTTTCATACAGTATATGATACAACTAATGAATTACGAAAGTATCAAGTGCCTTTAGCATTACAATTTACTTATATTAATAAAAATAATTTTAATAAGAAAGAACAAGATTTGGTTAATACACTTAAAGAGGATATTCAACGCATGAAAACCACTTTAAATAATGATAATATACAAAGTATTGACAAATCATATACAAATGATAATACCTACCAAATACCTTCCAATGAGATTGATAATATATTTATTATAATAAAACAAATATTAAACTTATGGGATACAAATTATATTAGTGATAATATATTTACCAATTATAATACTACTTTTGATGCATATCCACAATATCTACCCTATTCAAATGGTGAATTAAATGCAATAAATGATGTTATAAACCAATTCCAAATAGACAATATTTACTATTTTAACAACGCATTCCAGGCAATTAATGAGCTAATAGATCCCTATATAGCAGCTCCAGATTATAGTAATTTTATTCTTACTCATAACTCGGATATTAAAAATTTAATAGACTTTATGATTAATTTTATAAAATTTATAAATGATAATATAATTAAGAACTTAGAAACAAAAATATTACCTTATAATTATAATGAATATGCTGATTTTTATAATATATATGAAAAACCAATTATTTTACCAACTACAATTTCTTATTTTATTTTCCTATATGATAAAATTCAATACTATCAAACACTAATTAAAAACATATATAATCTAATTTATAAGGAAATACACAGTTTTATAACAGGTGAAAACTCTAATATTAAAGATGTCTATACTACATATTATTTTAACATAATTATATTATCAAAAATAATTGATAATTATTATAAATCATATAAGGAAGTTGAAGCACAATTAAATAGTTTATCTAAAACAAATCCACACATTAAAGATTGGTTAGAAGACATACCCGAAATTAAATCAAATGGTAGTAAATTACAATTATTAGAAAACCCTATACAATATGATCAATTTGCACAACTATTAAATAAAATTAATTCTAGTTATTACCTATATCATTATATTTATCAACAAGGTAATGCAATTGAATTGGGACAATTTAATTTTTTTCAATTACCCCGTAAAAATGAAGCAATTAAATATTTATATTATGCTTCTGGTATATTTATGTTTGATGTATTAAAAGAACCTACAAAATTACAACCAGTTAATACAAAAATAACAAAAGTAACAACACGAGACTTACATAATATTGGATTATTTAATATATATGATATACCTGATTATACTACATCGCATGAGCAATATTTAAATAATCCTTATTTAAATAATAAATCTATAGCTGCAAAAAACTCATCATTTGTAACAAATAAGGAAGATAGTTTGCCCCCATCAGTATATGTAAATTTTGATGATTTTTACAAATATACAACTATTTATTTAATTACCAACATACTAAATAATATTAACACTAGAGATCCTTTTTATACAACAGCTAAAGATTATATTAAAAAATATATAAAACCTCCAGAATCAATGATTGAAATATATACATATTATTTAATATCAAAAATAATAGAGCAACTTATTATTAATCGTTATACTACTAATATAATAGACCAAATAATTAAAAAAAAAACAGAGATTAAAGAGATTGCGGGCGGTGCAGATAAAAATATGCAATTAATAAATTTTGAGTTTTTATTAGCTCATTTAGAAAAACAAACTATATCTATCACATTAAATAATAGCAAACAGAAGGTTGGTGACAATACGGATTTATCTAATTTATATAATTTAGTAATACCACCAACCACACCATCTGATGATAAAATAGTATTTATATTATATCCAAATGATTTAACTAATATTAATAAATTTAAAATAAAAAATGCAATTACTATAAAAACAAATATAATAAAATTATTAATTGACTATGGAGGAATACCATATCATTTAAATATGGAAAATTTAACACCTATTGATTATTTATTAAAAAATTATCAGATTGATACTATTAAAAAATTGTATGAAACATTAACAAATCACAATATACGCTTTTATAATAGTAAAAATTCAATTAAATATACTGTTGATGACTTAAGTAATATGTTAGGTAAAATAATTCCCAATATAATGAAAGAATATAAATTAAATTCTGTATTATTAAATTTTCATGAATATTTATATCAAGATATTCATCAATTAATCTTAGCAAATAATACTTATGGAAATAATGAATTTATTTGTATTCCAATATCTTTTAATATATCAACTTATTTAATTTTACATTATTTAAAAACTACAATTGACACAAATGCCACATCCATTGAACCTATTTATTTATATAAACAAATGAATAAATTAAAAATTTATACAAATACAAATTCACTAATAGCGGATGATGTATTATCTACAAAAACAAAATTACTAAAAACATATACAGATTATTTAGATAAATTAAATAATATTAAATCTCTCAGTAAATTAGAAGCAACTCATAAACGTGATGTAGAAGAACAAATTAATGAGATAAACAACGAGATTATTATTATTAAAAGTGAAATTGATAAGGACACAGGTCTTTTTGATGTAGATAATATAGTCATTAATTCTACTTTAATAGAAGCCTATAAAAGTTATAATTATAATAAGGTTAAATCATTAAAAGCATTAAAAGTATGGGAAAAATTTTTTGATACAGATTTTAATATTACAGAAAATTATGATATGAAATTAATAAATTTAATAATTCAACAAATTAATATATTAAACACAATTGATAATAATACGAACTTACAGGAATTAAATGAGATATCTGATAAATTAAAAAAAATATCTACAATTGGAGAAGATTATTTTACAAAACCTAAATTTACAAAAGATAATAAAACAGCAGCATTTATTAAAGAAATGTTAACTTATGTAGCTACAATAACATTTGAAACAAGTATTTTCTTATTAGTTAAAAGTATTTTATTCCAATATTTTACTGAAATATTAGATAATTCTAAAAAAATTAATAAAGTAATTAAGTATATTTTAAAGGAAAAAAAAGATACATCTGGTAAAACATTTATGCAGACACTTATTGAACAAACAATTCCAGACTTGGTAATAATTGCATCAAATATATATACAGATAAAAAAGATGAAATTCAATATGAGACTAACACATCTAGACTAATTTTACTAAATCTATTTGCACATTTAAAAGAGGGGGAAATTACATTATCTGAAGAAATATTAAATATATTTGATAAATCTGTTGTTGAATATTTAGATACATTTATAGTAAAAACAATTGAAATGTGGCATGTTAATGCTGAAAATATATTTAAATATTTTATTAATAATTATAGATGTCTAGCAACATTAATATGTTTAATTGAACATAAATAAAATCCTATAAAATTAAAATCCTATAAAATTATAGTATTTATAATTAAGATTAATCAATTCTAAATGTATGACCACATTCTAAACATTCAACAAATGTAGTAGGTGCTTCATCTGCTGCACGTGTTTGTTTTTGTGTCACCTTACTTCGTGATTTTTTACATTTAGAACATTTAAACACATTAGTACCTACATTATCATTTTTCTCTTTTTCTTTTTTACGAGAGTTTAAAAGTGTTTTAAATTTTTCAGGGTCTAGTATTTCAGGTTTCATATATGCTAATGTAAAAGGATCTAATTTACCAGTTTCTATATTTTTAATAAGAGTTGGATTTTTAAGTAAATCAAGTATTTCTAATGATTTAGTTTTATATATCTCTTCAGATAAATAAGGTGTTTCTTCTTTTGCTACATATTCTTGAGTAAATTTAAAAATACCATTTTCAATTTTTAATGCTATAACTGTATTAAACTTTTGCTCATATTTTTTACGATAACTATCACGAATTTGTTTTTCTACTTCCATTAATATTATTAACTATTAATGAAAAATATATTTTTATATAGTAATTATATCAATTTTTATTAAATAAAATTATATAAACTTTATATCTAATGGAGTTATATTCCCATATTTATCAATTGCTCTACGATTACCAAAACCGCTCATTACTTGTGTATTTTTATTTGATAAAATATTTACGGATTTAAATATTTTACTATATGCTGATTGATATGTATCTGTATTATCAATATTGTATTGCAGCCAATATTTTTGATTTTTCATAATATATTTAATTACACTTTTCTTTTCATCTATATTTAAATATATTCCATATCCTCTAAAATCTTTATATTTTAGTATTAATTCAATTGGATCTTTTGCACAACATACATATTTATAATCAATATTCATTAATGTCATGAATGCGGTTATGCATGATGGCATAAGATATACATTAGACCCATCATAAATTCCACGAACACATGGAAAATGAAAAGTGGATACTATACTGAAAAAATCATCTTCTTTAATAGAAAATATTTCTAATTTTCTAGACAATCCAGAGGATGTAATATGAGCTTTGCAAGTAAATACAAGTGAATAACTATCTGTAGTATTTGTTGATATGCATATTTTAAAAGTATTATTATTAAGCATATCTGGATATTGTTCTTCCCATTTTGTAATTTCTTCAAGTGAATATTTATGAACAAATTCAGCACGTCTTTGTGCTTTTAATTTTTCATATAATGGTTTAAACTTGGCTATTATTTCTGGTTCATTAATATGACTATATATGTGATTTATTTTATTAGATATATTACCATCTAGACTAATATGTTCTTCAATATGTTTTTTTGATACAAATAAATAATCTAAAGGTGTTAGTATTAACTCTGTTTCATTATATTTTACTTTAATTGTATCATGTATTATTTTAACTGTATTAACAAATTTAGTATAACCTTCTTTAGTAGTTATATCTACATTTTTTATTATCATATCAACATCTGAATCAGAATAATGTATTTTAAGAAATTCTTTAAATAATTCATCATCTGTTTTAGGGGTTTTGATACAACTTGTAGTACTTGTAGTACTTGTTGCACCAGTAGTACTTGTTGCACCAGTAGTACTTGTTGCACTTGTAGCACCTGTAGCACTTGTAGCGCCTGTAGCTCCTGTAGTGCCTGTAGCGCCTGTAGCGCCTGTAGCGCCTGTAGCACCTGTTGCACTTGTAGTGCCCATAGCGCCTGTAGCGCCAGTAGCTCCTGTAGTGCCTGTAGCGCCTGTAGCGCCTGTAGCGCCTGTAGCTCCTGTAGTGCCTGTAGCGCCAGTAGCACTTGTAGCACTTGTAGCGCCTGTAAAAACTCTGGGCACACCAACAACAGTAGTAGTTGTTTGCTGACTATGAGCCATATGTATATTTTTTGGTCCGCACGCGGGAATTATACTACCTGTAATACAAATATCATTTTCTTTAAAATCAAGTCCTGCAAAAATATTATTATTAGGATCACCTGTGAGAAACATAAGTATTCTCTTTATAAATGTCTCTAAGTTACATACACCTCCAGTATGTATAAAACGTTCATTAACACTATGAAATGTGTCTGGTCCATATTCTAAATCATGTAGTAATAATGGCATATAAGGATTATCTTTTGGATCAGCATGATCAAATGTAAAATATGGTAATTTAGAAACAGTATCAACAGAGAAAATAAATCTATCTGTAATTTTTATTTTATTTCCTTGAATACATTCTTCTAGATAAAATGTAATCCATGCATATGATAATAAATATTTAAGTGTTTTATTCTCTTGAATAAAGAGTGATAATAAAGTTAAAATATGATTATTATTAAGAACTAAATGTGCATGTTTTTTACTTGCAATTAAATGCATAAATAATAATTCCTGATTATTTTTTGATAAAGAGTTAAATAATTCATTTATTTTATCAAATGTTAAATTAGATGTTTTAATTTTAAATGGAATATTTTTAGATGCATGTTCAGTATAATGTTTCTTACTTTTGAAAGTATAATTATCAATAGGCTTTTTTTCTATATTAATATTTTGTGTAAACCCAACATAATTTTCAATTGTAGAAAAGTGTGTTTTACGTTTATCTAAAAAGCGTCTATTAATAAATGCATTTGTAAAATTAATAGGTATACCTTTAGTCCAATATGTAGATTCTGATAATTTTGCAATAAGGTCTTTTAAACTACTTGCATTATAATTAAAATTTTGATTTAATTTAATTATATTTATTAAATCAGTTAATTGATATTTATAATATTGATTAATATATGGCACTATTTGAAAATAATTAATAGTAAAAATTGGTAATATAATATTTTTTGATTCTAATGGATATTTAAAAATATTACATAATTGTAATTTTGCATCAGATAATATAATTATACTATTAAAGTGATATAGATTTTTAAGCATTCTTATTGGTGCTTTAATAATTAATAAATGTGAATAGACTTCTAATAATAATTCATAACTAATAGATTGAAGAAAAAATTCATAAGGAATTTTATAATTATTTTCTTTTATACATAATATATATATACAACTAAAATGTTCTTTTATATTTTGTTTATCTAATATAACAATCACATCATCTATTGTCATCTTTTTAATCGGACTACTTATAAAAGGATTGTCAATGTAGCGAGTATCTTCATCCATTTGAATGTGAAATTATAATATTGTATCTAAATATAATAATTAATAAAATTATCAATTTTTATATTTAGTTTTAGTAAATCACTTTATAATATTTAGTATCAACTATTTTTATATATTCATTCACAACCATTGTGTCAAATAATTCTATAATACATGGGTCAATTATATCACTGTCAATATCTGATAATATTTTAATCTTTTTAATTTCAGTAATTATATCGGATTTTTCCATCGGTTGTTGATGTCTTTTTAATATAGAATTTATATTAGCATGTATTATATCTGAAAGTTCATATTTAAATTGATGACTTATTTTATAATGTATATGTGTAGAATTATCATCTGGTAATATTGTATATCCTAATATATTATCATCGTCGTCTAAAAAACCATTAACACATAATGATTCTTTTAATTGTTGCATTGCGAGTGGAGAATAATTTTTAAATATTTTGTCTATCATTTTTTCATCTGGTGAAAGACCACTAGTAAAATTAACAGGACTGGTCATTTCTGAAAATTATTAAATTGATAATAATTACTTATAATAATTATTATTATCAATTTTTTTATTATATACCTAGGCTATCAGAACTAGTAGAACTACTAGATATATCTCCTGCAAAATAGTGGTGCTTGGTTCCTAATATTCTATGAGGATTGTTTTTAAGATCTTCTAGTAATTCATCTTCAGTTTTTTCACTAGATCCAGTATGCGTATCTAATAATTTTAATAATCTATCTTGTTCTTGTTTAGATTTAATTTTCCGTTTATGTGCTCCTCCAGCAAATTCTAATATACGTGGCGTGTCAGTCAGCTTTTCAATAGATAATATTTTATTATGTTTATATGAGTTATAATTAGATTTATTAGACCGGTCATTAGTAGGTGTTTCAGTTAAATTATTAATATGAAAGATATTATTTGTTTTTACATCATCCGGATACTTAGGACGAGTACCTCCGCGCATATTAAGTTCTAAGCTATTTTTATATTGAAGATATTTGTTTTTATATTTTAAATATTTATCATAATATGACATTATATATTAATAAAATAGAAATTAAATTTAATTAAAATATTAATTTTTAATTAAATTAATTAATAAAATCTAATAATATTTATAATAATGCGCGCAGAATATGATACAAAATGTGCTCCAAGTAAAAAATATACAGATGGATCATGTTTTACTATTGATGTATTAAAAAAAATAGCAATTAACTATAATAAAAAAAATAAAAATAAAATTAATTTAAATCTTACAAAAGAAGAATTAGTAAAAGAATTAGAATTCCGATTAGCAGATAAATGTTCAGATCAAGTATGTTGGATAAGATTAGACATTGTAAGAGAACTACAAAATTCAGATATAATAAATAATACATTTAGACCAAAAGGCCCACCTGGGCAATATGAATGGTTGACAACAACACATATTAATGATGTTATTACTCAATATCATTCTATTTATAAAGATTTTTTATTTTTAGGTGCGGTTCCTGTAGATTTTGATGAATTACCTATATTAGGTATTAATAATTTAAATTTTGATACATTAAAAGCTAATGGTAAAACACAAATAGGATTAATAATAAATTTAGATGAACATTGGAAAAATGGATCACATTGGGTTGCATTATATTTTAATATTATAAAAAATCAAATTTACTATTTTGATTCTGTTGGCACTGCACCCCCATTAAGAATACGTAAATTTATTAATAAAATTACTAAATATTTATATTCTAAAAAATATAATATGAATTTACCAATAAATGATGTTTTATCAGATTTAAAAAAAATAAATACATCTAAAATAAATAAAAATACTAAAACACATCTTAATAATATATTAAACGGACAGTTTGATATTAAATATAATCATATTCAACATCAATTTAAAGATTCTGAATGTGGTGTATATTCAATGAATTTTATCTTAAATTTAGTTAAAGGTAATACTTTTGATAATGTAACTACCAATGTTACACGTGATGAAGAAATAAATGGATTACGAAAAGAATTTTTTAGAAATGTTAATTAATCTTTTCTATCAAAAATGTTAATTAATCTTTTCTATCAAAAATGTTAATTAATCTTTTCTATCAAAAATGTTAATGAATGTGGAAGATTGTGAAAATTATATGGCATGCCATATGAATCTTTAAAAACAACTTCTAAATTATTTAAATTAAATGGTTTTTCAAATTTAAATTGACTTACCGCAGTCCCATTAAAATATAAAATACCAAATGGTATTTCTTCTGATAAATTATTTAAATATAAATAAACTTTATTATCAATTCTTAAATCCCAACATTTATCAGATATTTGAATATTTTTATTTTCTATATTTACTAAAAATCCTAAATTTTCTTTTGATAGCATTGTATTTATAATTGTAATAGTATCTTCAGTATTAGATGATTCAAAAATAACTTTTTGTTCCACATTTACACTAATTAATAATGTTTCATTAATTTGTTTTATTTTTTCATTTAATATTGTTATAAGTTCATCAATAGTATATTTACCGGTTGATAAAGTAATTGAATGTTCTTGTTCATTTAATTTAAATGAAAAAATATTATTTTTATTTTCTTCAATATTAAATCTTGGTAAAGGAATAGAATAAGTCATTAGTTTTATACCAATAATATTTTTAATTAATTCTAATGGCCATGTATATGCTGATTTATTTTCGGTATTTGATACTTCAAATTGAATATACGCAGATTTAAATAAATAATCATATTTTGTAATTAATTCATTCATAGCAGTTTCCTTGGTAGTTAATTGCACTTCTTTTAATTTTAAAGTTGAATTTAATGTATCAATCTTTTCATTTTTAATTGTTAATTCTGCAAATTCAGTTGCTATTTGATTTTTAATTTGTGTTAGTTTTTCTGATTCATTAGAATTATTAAAATTATTTTGTAATTTATTTATTAATTCTAATAGTTCATTATTTTGTGTTTCTAAATTAATTATTTTATCTTGATATTGTTGTATTTTTTGTGCAATATTATTTTTATCTGGAACATTAATATTTAGTGTTTGTAAACTAGTTTTTAATTCTGCCATTTTATTATTCATAGGTTGTTGAGGTGGTTGATAATTGTTTTGCGGTTGTTGTTGAGGTGGTTGATAATTGTTTTGCGGTTGTTGTTGAGGTGGTTGATAATTGTTTTCCGGTTGTTGTTGAGGTGGTTGATAATTGTTTTCCGGTTGTTGTTGAGGTGGTTGATAATTGTTTTGCGGTTGTTGAGGTGGTTGATAATTGTTTTGCGATTGTTGTTGAGGTGGTTGATAATTGTTTTGCGATTGTTGTTGAGGTGGTTGATAATTGTTTTGCGATTGTTGATAATCTGATTTTGTAAAATCAATATTAGTCTGTGTTTTCGGCACATTAATATTATTTCTTTCTGATTGTATTTTTTTAAGTCTATCTTCAAAATTACTATTATCTTCAAATATTTCAGTTTCTACTAATGGTTTATCTATATTATCTAAACTATATAAATTATCATTAGAATCATTGAGTAGTCCTGAGAAGTCTTGATTAAAATGCATAGAGTTCATATTTTTAAAATCAGGCGCACCAGAATGTGTTTGTGGTATAATATTAGTTTTAGTTTGTGGCATAATATTAGTTAGAGATTCTTCTTGCTTTATACTTGTCTTTTTTGGTTTTAAAAATTCAGGGGTAGTTGGTCTTTGTTGTTTTAAACTAAGTTCATTATCTCTAGATTGTTGCACAACTTGCATACGTGTTTTAATATCCTCTATATTTTTATCACTACTATAATTATTAAATACATTTTGCGTATTTCCTGTTTTAACTGGTTCTGTCATTATGGGTAAATTATCACTCATTGGTTTAAATGCATCATCAAAACTATTAGTATCAGCATTTAAATTAAAATTTAATCCAGGATTAGTATTTATTAATGTTGGTTCTTTTACAGGTTGATTAGTTTTTGTTGATTCTGGTCTATCCATTAATTTATTTCCTTTATTTGGATTAGATGTGAAATCACGTTGAAATTTTAAATCAGTTGGTGATTTTAAATAATTTGTATGTTTATTAATATCATTTATTGTTTGTTCTAATGATATTTTTTTAAATTGTGTATGAATTGATTGAATATTTGATTGATTTATTTTAGAAATATCTAAATTTTTATAAACTATTTTCATATTTTTAATTAGTATATCTATTATTTCCTGTTTGCTCTCACGCGGTAGGCTTTGCAATATCTGATTTTGTAATATTACTTTATTTAATTCTGAAATAGTATCTTTTGCAAAAAATATATTTTGAATTTGCGCTTGCTCTGAAACTCCATTTGGTTCAACTCCACCACGGGTGTTAAATGACATTATTGAATAAAATAGGTTTTATTTTTAAACTTTTTTAAATAAATTAATGCGTTTATTAGTTAAAGATTAGATTAATTTATTGTTAAAATAATTTAATCTGAATCGTATTCATTTTGATTATTATCTTTCTTATTATCTAATATAGGTGTTTCAGTTTTATTAAGAATTTTATCCCAAGGCGGATTATATATATCTGTTTGTGAATATTGATCTTGATTTAAAATACCATGAATTATTAATGACATTTTAGCAGCATTTTGTTCACCTTCTTTTTTTGACGACCCAACGCCATAACTAATACATCTTTGTTCAAGAGGATCATTAGGTTGAACATTTTGTTTTTCAACACCCATTATATATTTTCTTTTGTGTGGTGGTCCTTCAATATAAATTGTAATATACTGCGGGAATGTCCATTTATTTTGATGATGAATTCTTAATAATTGATCTTTATAATTATTATCACAATATAATTTTTCAGAGTAATCAACTAATGTTTCTAATAAATTTACTATTAAATATAAACATGGTTCAAAACCATTTGATAAAAATAATGCAGCAATAAATGATTCAAAAACATCTTCATGAATCTTTTCTAAATTACGCCCATTCATTAATTCAATCTGTTTACTAATAATAAAAAATTTATTTAATCCAATCTCTTTTGCCATCTGCGAAAGTGTATTTTTATCTTCTAATTTTGTTTGTAATCTTGTCATAAATCCTTCTTCTTGTTTAGGATATCTATGAAATAAATACATTGATACAACCACTTTTAAAACTCTATCACCTAAATATTCTAATCTTTCATATGATTTATCAAATAATTCTAGCAAATTAGGTGGATTATGTAATTCATTCTTGGCCATATTTAAAACATGAGATGGATAAATATCTTTTACACAATATGATTTATGAGTAAATGCTTGTATGAAATATTCAATATGATTTATTTTATTAATACTAACATTGCACTTTGCTAAAATTTCTATAATATCTGCTTCAGTTATTAATTTATTATTAATATTATATGGGATATGAATTGTTTCATCCTCACCATTTTGATTTGTAATAATAAAACCATCATTAATATAATTAGTTTTAGTGTCCATTTCTATATATATTAAAATAAGTATTTCTATAAATAAAAAATCAATTTTTCTATTATTCATTTGTAGGCACAGATTGTATAATCTCCACAATATCCTTATATGTCATTAATCGCACTTTGCAACAATAACGTCTAAGATTTGCATCAAGTACTAATTTACTTAATTGTGTGTCTTTTTCTTCTACTGATAATTTAGGATTATCACAAATTAATGTTTTATTTTTTTCATATTCAATTACTTTTTGACCTAAAAAATAACCACATGTTGGACAAGTTAAATAAAGCATATTGTATTATTAAATTATAATATATTATATTTTTTTAATTCAATTTTTAAAATAAATTATTACACTTTACGAATTCTGCAAACAAGTCCTGCAGAATCTCTGTCTATGACAAAATTATCTCTTAATGTAATGATTTGCGAATTATCTTTAAAAGCTTCTAAATCAGTAATAACTTTATTAGTTCCATAATAAGAGTGTTCTAATATTTTTGTTGTTGAATCAAACTCTAACAAATTATGTCCCATAGATACACACTGGAAACCATCAACACAAATGTAATGTCCAGTTTCCAAGATAATATTATATAACCATTTTATTTGTGTTGGCATCATAAAACTATACTGATTATTAGATTTATTTGTTAATTCAATTGGAAATACCCATTCTTTTTTAGAATCTGCGTAAATAGGATGCCACGGTGTGATAACTAATCCACCAATATGACACATATCTACCATATTTTTCACTCGCATTCTAATTATATATTTAATTTTAACACTGTTAATTCCATCATAATATAATTCTTCAGTTCCATCTAATGTTTCAACTGTTGATTCTGTTCCATTTGCTAATAATATTCTAGAACCATCTGCAAAACATGAACCACTTAGATAATCCCCCATATTTGGTGTAGTTCTAGTTGGACTTGACGCTCTTGGATTCATTGTATATGATCTATTTGGTGTAGTTCTAGTTGGACTTGACGCTCTTGGATTCATTGTATATGATCTATTTGGTGTAGTTCTAGTCGGACTTGAAGCTCTTGTATTCATTATTTGTGCTGATGGCACTGGTGGTGGTATCTTACAAAATTTGTCAAATCCATCAGCAATTAAATTTTTAAATTCTGGACAGCCATAATATTGCACACCCTTATCTTTAAAATTATGACATTTGCGATTCATATGTGCGCTATATAATGATAATAAATAATGTTTTCCCCACTTTTTCCAATAAGAATTATTTATTGCTAAAAATATTTGTCCTTCATCCTTATCAAGAGAATATAAATCTTTGTATAATTCTATAAACATGTTATAAGATTCAATAGGTTTTTCTTCTACCTTAAATCTATTAATAATTTTTTCAATATATGATTTTAAATTGTTAAATAATGACAATCGTAATTTATCTTGACTATCTACAGATTTACATATACTATTTAATATTTGACATACATGATATCTAGTTAATTCATATAATTTAGCTGGGTCAATATCTTCTTCTAAAGTTATAGCTACACCAGTGTTTTCAACTAATTCAATCTTAAATTGATTATTGTCACTTAATAGTGAATTAGCAATACAGCAAATACTAACAGGTCCTACCATTGATGCATCTGGCATAAAATGATAACGTCCATTATTAGTGAAATTACATAGTGTAGATAATAATCTTGAATCATTTTCATTAGACAAACCGAGTGCATGTAATGAAATTTTTTTATATTTTTCATTTTTATAAAGATTTTGAAAACAATATTCAATTCCACCCGGTGGATGAATATTTGCTTCTCCATCACTTAATAAGTAAATTTCATCTGGTAGTTCTAATTCCAATATTTTAGCATCATCATCTAAATTATATGCTACATTTAAAGCGGCCCATATATTTGTAGATCCATACGGATGTACCTTTACAAGTTCATCTTTAATTGTTTGTTTATTATCAACAGTTAGTTTGTATGTTAGTAGGCGCTTAGCAGTGGTATTAAATGTAATAATAGTAAGTGTATCATTTTCAGTCAACATTTCTATTATTAAATATATACAATGTTTAATCAAATCAAATCGTGAAAACCCATCACACTCGCGATCTTGAACGGTGCATAGAGTATTCATTGATCCTGAAATATCAATACATAATGTAATATTTCTAATTTGTCTTGTATTTTTACCAGATTGATTAATAATTAGTTTATATAGTTTGTTATCAAAAGAGCTGTGGACGATGTTTTCCATGTTTTTAATAATAAATGAATAATTATATTATATAATTAAAAATCAATTTTTAATCTATGTATATATAATGACTACTATAGCACCTATAAAAAAAACTGCACAAAATACAACTAATAAATCAGATAGGGAATTAGGTAATAAATTTGATATAAAACAATTTAATAAAAAGTTTGATGAAAATGATAAAATAATAGAAGAAGAAAGACAATTTATAAAAAGTGATGATAATAATAAATATGATGAAATAATCGGAAATAAACTACCTCATAAAAAATCTATTGAAGATATTATTATTAGTATTAAAGATATGTTTTATAAAATAATGGAATTATTATTAAATAGACAAAATCCAATGGAATATATTTTTTCAACGCCTGATAGGCATTTTGCATTTGCATTGCTATTAATAATAATAGGCGGATTGCTACTGTTATTTAGTAATATATTAAATTAAACGGGAATCCGTATTATATTTATATAATAAAGTTTAATTTAATATTTTTTATCTTATTAACTAATAATGGATAATATAAATACATTAAATGATTTAATAACACACAAAATTAATAAGATAGTTCTTAAATTTGTAAATATATCATTAAAAGAAAAAATACATTCTGTTGTTAGAGACTTTTTTCCAAAATTAAATAATGAAGATATAAACATTTTACAAACATTAACAACATTTATAGTAGATTTAATATCATTTAAATATCATTTTGATAAAACAAATCAAGACTATAAAGAACAATGGACTCAAAATAATAATAGAGATATTAAAGGTGTTATTTTATTATTATTACCTTTTATAGATGATAAAGAAAATGGATATTTATTAAAATCATTACAAGATTTAAATCATTTATTATATAATACTGAAACTGAAAAAGATTTTAATAAAAGTAATTTTATATCATCATCTATATTAAAATTATCACGAGATGATGAAGAAGTTAAAAATAAATTTAAATATGGTAATATGGCAATTGGATTATTACAAAAATTTACAACACAATCATTTATTTTAAATTTATATAATAATAATGAAAAATTAATTCATACAATAATTCATAATAATTTTTCAGGATTATTACAAACTCTTGATATAATGAATGGTAAATTATATATTAATTGGATTAATATAAATCCATTAAATTTACCTAATTATAAAGCTAGTCAATTATTTAAACAAACAAAGATGGCTCTTAGGAATTTTAGTACTAAAATTGATATTATACAAAAAACAAAGATACCAAACCATGATAAAATAATAAAAGAATTAGAAAATGGAAATTTTACAGAATATTCTGGTTTATGGTTTGGAGATATATATAATGTATTTAGAAATAAATATTATGAAGATGCTAAAAAAATTAAATGGTTATTATTCCCATATGAAATAATACTTCCTAAAAAAATAAATAATACATCTCCCCCAGAAAAAATAACAACATATTTGATCCAGGGTTTAAATAAAATGTTAGATATTAATAAAATAATTAATAATAAATATAATAGTTATGAAGATATACCTGAAACAGATAAAGATTATTTTATTAATAAATTAAATAATCTTATTGAAAATTTATTATTTGATAAAAGTATTATAAATAATATAAAAATAGATATTGAAATATTAAAATATACATTATTATATTTATTCTCTAATGATAAAACAATAGATATAAATACCGAACATTATAAAAAATTTAAATTAGAAAAAATTAATCGTGAATTTAAAACTGATGATTTTAATTCTGAAAATACACTACAAATTAAAAATATTATATTAACTGATATTATAAATGCTTTAAAATATATTAAAGAAAATTGTGCAAATGTATTATGGAATTATTTAAAAACAAATGTTGAACTATTAGAATTATCAGCATATGGTAAATTTTTAATTTTAATTGATGATAAATTAAATAAAACTATTTCAGAAACTTATTATTATTGGAAATCATTAGGTGCAACTACACGATATAGACAAGATAGATTAAATTTAAAAAATATTTATAATATAGCAAAATCATTAAGTCGTACTAATATAACTGAATGGGAACCATTAAGTAATAATTATATATCTCTTGATCCAAATACTAAATTGGACTTTTTTTACAGAATTAATAATTTACGCGATTATAGTTCATGGATAAATATAAATAAAAATATAAAACGACAATATTTTAATGAAAATTTATCTAAACAAGATATTGATGCTAAAACAACAGATATGTTAGATGCTTTTAAAGAAAACTATATATATATTACATTTGAAGAATTAGTATGTTCAGGAATATTAAATAAATTTACTCCTAATTTACATATAACTGATAAAACTAAATTATCACAAGATACTAAAAGTAAGCAAAAACAAGTGAAAAAATTAATGAAAAAATTATTTGATGAAAATAAAGAAGATTGGGAAAAATCATATTATTATTTAACTAATAAAAAATTTAAACATCTACCTAAAATGAAAATTGATAAAACAAATGCAATCTCAACTGATAAATATAATGAAATGCATTATTTTGATGTTATTTCAGAACACCATGAATGGCCTGCATATTATGCAATGGATTGGATATCACAAATTAGTTTTTTTCAACATTATATTTTTCATCAAATTATGTATGTCACTGGCGCAACAGGACAAGGTAAATCAACCCAAGTTCCTAAATTATTACTATATGCACTCAAATGTATTGATTATAAATATAATGGTAAGGTAATATGCACTCAGCCACGACAGACACCTACAACTGGTAATGCAACCAGGATTGCAGAAGAATTAGGAGTTCCTATTGAAGAAACTTCTAATTTATCAACTATAAAAATTAAAACTGATAATTATTATGTGCAATATAAACATAAAGATAATAATCATAATATAAAACATACAAATTATAATACATTAAAAATAGTAACCGATGGAACACTTTATAGTGAAATGCTTAATTCTCCAACACTTAAAGTTATAAATAATGATAAAATTAAAAATACAAATTTATATGATATTATTATTGTTGATGAAGCACATGAACATAACACAAATATGGATATTATAATAGCATTAGGTAAGCAAGGATGTTATATAAATAATCAAGTTAGGTTAATTATAGTTTCTGCTACAATGGATGACGATGAACCTATTTATCGTAGATATTTTAACAAAAATAAAGATTATTTATTATTTCCCAATAAAAATAACCAATTTTTACCATTTTCTAATAAACAATATAATGTTGAATATATGGATAGGCGATATCATATATCACCACCTGGAGCTACAACTCAATATAAAATAGAAGAATATTATTTAGATGCAGAATTAACTGTTAAAAATTTAAATATAATTGATTGGAAAAAAACTGCGCTAAAAGCACAAGAAGAAGGTTATAAAAAAATAATTGAAATATGTAATAAATCAACAACTGGAGGAATATTATTTTTTGCAATAGGCGAGGGTGAAATTGCTGCAGCAGTTGAATATTTAAATAATATATTACCGATAGGTGATGTTGCTTTACCTTATTATTCTAAATTAAATGAAACTTATAAAAATATAATATCTAAAATAAATATTAAAATTTCAACTATAAGAAATAAACGGACCAACATAGTAAATGAATGGAAGGAAACATATATTGAAGATATAACTGTATCTACAGGTATTTATAAAAGAGCTATTATTGTTGCTACAAATGTTGCTGAAGCATCTGTCACAATACCTGATTTAGTTTATGTAGTAGATAATGGCTTTGCAAAAGTCAATACATATAATTCATTATTAAGCACGGTCGATTTAGTTGTTGAACCCATTTCTGAATCTAGTCGTATCCAGAGGCGTGGGCGAGTTGGTCGTATAGGTGATGGAATTATATATTATATGTATCCTAAAGATGCTAGAAAAAATATTAAACCACAGTATAAAATTACACAAGAAAATATGGAATTAACAATGCTTAAATTATTAGGTATGAAATCAGCAGAATCAATATTAACACCTGATAAAATGTGTTATGATAAATTAATTATTTCAGATAAAATAAATCAATTTACAACTGATGATATGATACAGTCTGATGAATATAAAGATTATTATACAAAAAAATCAGGATTATATAAAATATTTCAAGAAAATTTTTTAATTAATTCTACAAAACCTAAAGATATATCTGTTGAATTTACAATATTTAGTGATGGGCAAATATTTGATAATATTTTAGATAAAAAAGGGTTATTTTATTTAATTCATCCATTTGAAAAATATATTAAAAGAAATATATTAAATAAAATTATTAAATTATATGATAATAATCTTACACAAAATGAAATTCCAATTATACAATTTCAAAAAATTATAAAAAATTTGTATTATAAAAATTTAATAATTGATCCTGAATATAGATTATATAATAATAAATATGAAGTTAACACCGAAATACAATTTGTAAAAACAGAATTAGGTGATTATGTAAGTAAAATAACAGAATTATTAGAAATATCGGTAAATAATGCACTAACATTATTAGCAGCGCGTAGTATGAATTGTTTTAAAGAAGTTTATGATATTATTAAGTGTATTGAAGTTATCCAAACATTAGATAATCTTAAAAAGAAGGGCATTACTTGGAAACAATTCAAAGA